TTAATCTTCCTAACGGTAAAAAGGACAAAAGAGGTCTTCCGATACCTAAGGCAAGATGTCAAGTTATTAACTATGAATTGTGGGAAACAGGTTATCTTTACACTTCATCGGCTACATTGACCGTTTCGGTAGAAGTTGGCGATATTGTTCAAATTCTTTTTCCTGAAGTTGTTCCAATTGAGGAAACTCTAGGTAAAAAAAGAAACTTAAACTTAGATATGGTTTATCTTGTAACAAGTGTAGATGAAAGCAACAAAGCTACATTAAAGAACTATTTTTGGGCAATGATTGAAAGTCTTGATGTTCCGAATGCAATAACTAAAACGACAAACTCCGCTATCATTGACTATCTAATTGACCCTAATAAAAATAATTTAATGAGTTATGGTTATTTATTCAATTCAAGTATCTTTGCTGGAAAAGCTACAATTAATCGTAAATCGAAAACTTCATCAGCTCATGACGTAGCTAAAAGAATATTTTCTAAGCTTCAATTTCAACCGACAACAACTATTCAACACGCTTCATCTGAAACAGACCCTAGAAACTTGTTATTCATTAACTTCGCATCTAGGAGCTGGAATAGAAATAGAATCACGACAAGGGTAGATATTAAACAAAGTGTAGCAATGGACACGGAAACAATAGTAGAACGTTCAGCTTATAATTTTGCTGTCGTGTTCGTTAAAAGCTCAAATACAGACGACTATAAAGACCCTCCTAAAATGTATACAGCCAAAAACAACGGCGATATCATAGATTATAGCACTTATCACGGAGACGGAACAGACTTGCCGGATGTAAGAACAGCTAAAACGTTGTTTTATGACAGAGATGACCACGGGAACCCTCCTGATATGTCTACTATTAAAGCTGAAATTTCACCATCCACGATCGTCACAAGGTTAATCTTTAATCAAAATGAACTATTGCCTTTGTATGTTAATGACTTAGTGGATATTTGGTACGAGGGTAAACTGTATTCAGGTTACATAGCAGACAGAGTTAAAACAGAGTTCAATGATAGACTTATCTTTGTAGAAAGTGGGGACAAACCGAATGTTATATGAGTATGTAGCTACTTACGGAGACGAATATAGAATAGATAGCTTCACAGGGTACAGAGAGCTTCGCAAAGACCACTTAGAGTTATTGAATGGTAAAGTATACTATAATAGCAAAAACTCGCTTAGAATTGAAACTACGCTCTTGTATGAAGTCGGTCAATTTGTATCAATTGGCGGTTACCCTTATGGCGGTAGAAAATTTAGATTATTAGAGCTATCAATTACTGATAACCCAGTTTTGGATAAAGCAAAGATAATTTCAAGAAAGGTCAAAAATGACAATTAAAAACTTCACATTTTTCAGCCCAAACGGCACAGAGTTCCCAGTCGGTTCAAATAATGACGGAAAGTTATATATGATGTTGACAGGAATGGACTATGGAACTATCAGGCGAAAAGACTGGTCAGAGCCAACAAACACAGCCCTTAACGTGCAATACACTAATACTTCCATTGTAGCAGGAGGAAGATATTTTGAACTAGTGAATGAGACGATAGCTCTAAAGGCTAATTCTGTCAATTATATCCATGCAAATATTGACTTAACTCAAACCACTAGTCCTGTAAGTTTATCAGCTGAAACCTTAAACAATAGCAACAGAACCGATATAAATAATAGTTCTGGTGTACTGAAAGTTTTGATAGATATTAGGACAACCAGCGGAACAGGAGTTATAAAAGCCGAAAAACCGAAACAAGTAACAAGTTTAGACGAAGTAACACTAAGCGGTAACGCAAGAATTGACGGAACTCTAACTAGAAAAGTCGCAACAAAATCTTTCCCTATGGGCTATGGGGTAAATGCAACAGCTGAACGTATCGGAGAGGCAATTACTTTAAGTATTTATGGGGCAAATATTGCTGGGGCAATCCCTCAAGGAAAAGTGATGAATGAAAAAATTCCTGAAGGTTTTAGACCACGTTCGCAACACCCCTGCCAAGTAACGTGTCAAGGTCAGTCATATGCGTTCTTTGATTTGAGTCCTGACGGAACAATTACTTATGGCGGAAATACTGTTCCAATAAGAAATAATTTCAGGGCAACAGTAACATATTTCACTGGTGATTCATTCCCAGCATAAAAATAGAAAGCAAATATAAAATGGTAACTAGAATGATTTTAATGACCATCTTAATTTTAGCGATTTTGTTCGCTACATGGGTCAAAGATAGAGAAGCGATGAACCCTCCTTTCGAGCGCAGACTCGTAATTGATTTAACAGTGATTTTCTCACTGTGGGTTTTATACGCAGTCTTCTACTTTACACAAACACCCTCAACTTCTGATATCGCCAAAACAGTGATTAATGTAGGTTTGCTATACTTTGTAGGTCAATTTATTTATTTGATTGCAAAAATCAGCCCTATGTTCGACGGTTTAG